AAACAGTGGATTGGTGGAGGCCGGTGTAGATACCGGAGATGTCAGCGGCTTAATGGGACCTTTGAGATTGACTGCCTTGGCAGTGATGTTTACTACATTGACTGCTAATTTTTTTCCGGCATCGCGAGCCATGGCCTGAGCCGGCGTGCGTTGCTTCATCATGATGCTGGGATCAGCACCAGCAGGTTCACCCTGAATATTGCTGCCACTGAGTTGCGACATCAATTCTTGTTGTCGTCCCTGCAGTTCACCAACACGTGATTGACTTTCCGAAGTTCGAAAATTATTAAAGAAACTTTCTACTTTTGTAGACTTTTTACTTTCTAAATAACGTTCATAACCACCTTTGGCTAGATTGCCAACTATGGCTCCAAAGCCCTGTAGTCGGCCAGCGCGCGCTTCGTCGGCTTTAACTGCAGTACCCTGTGGACCTCGATATTTGCTGCCTCGCAGTGTGGCATCATAACTATATCCTGATTTTAATACTTCTTTTTTGCCCATGAGGGCAGCCAGGGCATCACCAAAAGTTCCACTGGCACCTGTTACTCCGCCGGCAGCTGTGCGTTGAGCATTTTCTAGCCGCGCACCAATGTTGCTTCGAGCTGCGGTTTTTTTGGTTTCTTTGAGTTGCCCGCTGAGTTTATCTAACTCTTTGCGAAGTTTTTCGCTTTCATCGCTGTCGGCTTCGCTGAGTTTAATTAGAGTGGCCTCAAGACTTTCAAATATTTCTCGTTGTTTATCATCGGCATCGGCCAGAAGTTTTTCACGTTCCTGCGTAGTTTGTACAAACTTTTCAAAGGTGTTTTGATTGCGCGTTGTAAGAGTTTCGTTGCTTGCACCGCGTTCCAGCGCAGTTTTTTCTTGAATAACTTCGCCAATTTTTTTAAGAATTTCTGTGCGTTCTTCGTCGGTCACCTTCTTTTTATCGGTGGCTTCTTTGTCAGCCTTGCTAGATTTGCCACCTATGTTTTTAGCTAGGTCTCGTAGATTGGTTTTGAGATTGCGAATTTCGTCGCGTACGTCTACGAGACCTATGCTGCGCGAATCCCGTTTAGGTCGAGTAATGCGTCGCACATCATCATTGAGTTTGGTTTTCGATGTGTCGTCGGCAACCAAAACGGTTTTAATTTCATTGAGTTTTTCAATCTGTTTTTGTGCTGTCTCAGATTGTTGCTCCGATAAATTGCTGCCTTCGACATAGCCTTGCCTCATGCGTTGTTGCGCAACCATTAGGTCTTCTAATGATATGCCACGGGATTTGGGTGCTCGCGCCATGGTGGATTACTCTTTTTCTTGTGTTACGTTGTTTTCGATTGCTGCGGTCTTTTCCTTGGTGCGACCGTGAGCAGCAATGCCCAGCACAGCACCCATGGCAATGTGAAAAAATCCGCCGCTCTGCAATGTAATGGGCGCCCATTGACGGAACGCATCATTGGCTGCTTCAGCTTCCCAGAACTGCACCAAAGTGAACATGATGGGAAAAATTACAAAGTCCGCTAAACAGCAGACCATGTACATCCAACCCATGGCCGGACGCCATTTATTCTGCATCCAGTCTTCTTTAGGATTAACTATGGCCATATCTTACCCCTTTGTTTTTTGTTGTAAACGTTGATTTTCTTCTTCAAGGTGGTTTATTAACAGCATTATGTAAATCTCCCTTTCCCAGGGCATCATGTTTTCTAACTCTGACAAACTATATTTGTGATGTTGCATTAAAACGAAGTTAGTTTGATAGTAGTTGAACAGACTTTCATGAGAAAGGATTATCCGAAAAAATTTTGTAGGCCCTCCATGACAACATGATTATGCTGCTGACATTTTTGGCAGTCCCAGATAAATTCATGATGAATTACTGGCATGGATTTGAAAAACTCTTCAATTTTTTCTAAATTACCTGGACTAAGATTCTCTACAAATTCAACGAGTTCGTCCAGAGTATAATCTTCGGCAGCGAACATTTCCTCACCTTGCCAAATACTCTGTATACAACTTGCAATGAGTTGAATTATGCGATCCACATTGGGAACCTCAGCATCAATTTCGAGATCTTCCAAACGAGGATAGTCCATTTTTATCACAACATCGTTGCCCAGCTCAATGGTGTTACTGTGATTGAGTGGTCGTTTAACTTCAAGTTTACTCACATCAACAATGTTTTTTGTTTTTTCATTGCAGTTGGCACAGGTAGTCAATACTTCGACATTTTCACCGATGCTTCTTGCACGTATTTGAAGAAACAAATGTTCAACATCAAATGCCGGTAAATTTCGAGCAGTTAATTTGTTAAAGGTGCAGGCATCGATTATGTGATTGACGGCAACAATTTGATCTTCAAATCCTCCGCCTACTGCCATGAGTAGTTGTTTTTGTTCTTTGACCAAAAAAGGTCGAAAACTTACCTTGCGCCCGTCACTGGGCAGAATGGTGGTAAAATGTGGTACATCGAATACGGGTAAAGTCATGAGTCACCTCAATTAATTAAACAATGGAATTATGTTCTTTTGTAAATCTGCGAAGATATTGTGCCGTTTCTATTTCTGGGTTTCTTTCTTTGTTGACCGTTGTTTTTCAAAGGATCATCGACTGGCGACTTTTCATTGCTAGCCTTTGGTTGTGCTTTTACATCAGGCTGCAGAGAAGCATCACTGAGCTCATAGGACCAACGCCGATAATTAAAGGTCACACTGAGTTCATGTACTTGTCCGGTGCTGCCATAATCTAATATCAATGGGTTGACCGTTACTGGATATAGATCTTCAAAACTTGCCACATATTCTACATATCCACCAACATTGAGTTGTTTTACATTTAAAAAAGACAGATAAAATTCTGAAGAATATAAATTTCCAGATCTTCGATCTACAATTCCATCAACCCACTCGTCAAAAAATCCTTTTACTCGCATTTTACCATCAACATAGAATGTCAACGTTAGATTGTCGCCACCATAATCTACACCAACGGGGCGATACACTGGCGGTCCAGAAAACTGCATGCGACTTGTATTAATTCTGGTCTGTGGCAACGACGCATTTTTGCAAAGAAGACATACTGTTTCTAGAGCGTTAGCATAGGTTTTTATGCATGGCGGTAACGAAAAATCAATTTCAAAATGTATGGGTTTGGCTAAACCAGTTTCTCGTACTTGTGATACAAAATTTTGTATGGAAAAACTTCTTTTAACTTTTAAGGTCATTATGACATCCTACGAGTATTTTTAAATACGGTTTCTTTGCTGGCGCCTACAAACCGTTCTACGGGCATTTGGCTGGCAGCCAACCACTGATCGTTGGGTATTTCCAAGAAACTGCTGCGCAGCTGAGCGGTTAAATAATGCTTAATAGCAACGGATGCTCCGGGAAATTTACTGCTGCTTTTTAAAATATTCCAGCTAATGGCTGCACGATTGCCTCGACCCGCTAGATCCTGCAGAGACGACATGAGACGAAATCGCATGACATAGGGCAGGTAATGCAGATTTAATCCCAAAAATCCGCCCTGGGCTCGTTCAAATGGAAACACCAACGGCATGGTATCATAATAGGGCAGCCGGTCCTTGTGTTTGGGATCATAGTGAAACATGTAGAGATGCCCTATCTTGGGCTGACGAGTCATCTGAGCCTGAGCTATGCTGCGATCTATGTTGCGTTGCAGATTGCTCAGTCGTGACACCTGAGCTCGATACCAGCTTTGGCTGCGTTGCACTGAACCCGGATCGATTCGTAGATTGTCAAAAGGATTGGCCATGTGTTTATTTATCGATACCTAGTTCGCGTTCGGTCAGCACTAAAAATTTAATTCCGTGTTTATCACAGAAACGCTGCGCATGCTCCCATTTGCTTTGATTTACGGCATAGCTCATGGCTTCTTCTACATATCGGCGAGTCTGTTTGGCTGGTCGTTTGGGCGGTTGGGTGAATTTCATGGGTTTGATCTCTATGAGATATCGTTGTTCTTCACCGGTTTGTTTACGTAATTTTATGAAAAAATCCACGAAATACCGATGCACCCGACCATCTACAGGTGATAAATAAGGTATGACGATCTCTTCGCTACCCCATTGCAGTACAGCGGGATTGTTATCGCACCATTTCATGAATTTTAATTCCCACATGCTGCGATAGAATACGTCACGTACATTGCCGACATATTTGTCGGTATTTTGTACTGAGTAACGACCCCGATGAGTATTTCGCGAATACATTGATAAATAAAAAGATTCTATAACCGGATATTTATATGGCAACCGCAGACCAACTTAGAGTTGAAAATTTTTCGCAATCAGAACTCACTGATAAGTTCACCACTGGATCTATAAATTACAATGTAAAAACTCGAACTTATCCCTCGGACGCCAGCATTTCGGCAGACCTGCAAAACTACATTGGATTCTTCATTAATGTGCGCGGTAAAAGCAAGGCTTATTCAAAAAACAAAGGCACCGCAGTAAATATCACTGGAACCGACAGTGGCCCGCTGGACAAAGATCGCATCGGAAAAACTTTGCAGGACGGCATTGAAATTGCCACCATTGGTGCATCAGTGGCGCTGGCCCAGAGTTTCTATGCAAAAAACATAGCCAATTTAAAAAATGCTTCCACCACAGTAAAAGCCGTAGGTAACATTGCTACTGTTGGTTTGGCTGCCTATGGTGGTGCTAAACTTGGTGAAGAAATAGCAAAATTGTTTGAGCCAGATAAACGTTATCGCATATCTGATGCCATCATGTTGGCCATGCAGGAGCGACCCAGTGTGAGATATGGTGTTGAATACATGGCCACCGACATGGGTACCTTGACTGGTGCGTTAATGGGCGGTGCCAGTGCATTGTCCATGAATGAAATGTTGCCGGAAATTGCACGCAAAGGATTGCTAAATTTAGGTCAAATACCCGCTGCTGCAGCCGGCATGGCTGTGGGTGAAAACATCGATCTCAAGGGGCTGGCCAGTGCGTCTGGTGCATTAACACCCAATCCATTTCGTGAACAAATATTCCAAAATGTCGATACTCGAACCTTTACGTTTGATTATAAATTTTTGCCAAAAAGCGAAAAAGAATGCAACAACGTAAGAGAAATTTTATATGCATTTGCCTATCACATGCACCCCGAACTCAGCGCCAAGGGACTTTTCTATATCTATCCCAGTCAATTCAACATTCAATTCTATCACAAAGGTACGGAAAATCGTTGGATCAATAAAATATCAACCTGTGTACTTACCGACATGAATGTGGATTACGGTAGCAATGCTGCATTCAGCACATTTGAGCTCACTGGCGCACCCACTGAAATTAATTTAAAATTGACATTCCGAGAACTCGAAGTACTCACCAGAGAACGCATCGAAACTTGGCATGCCAAACCACCCACATCATCAAAAAAATAGGACAACGACATGTATTTTAACTCGTTCCCTCGCATTGTTTATTCACTCGACGGAGGTAACACCGGAGTTTTGGTTACTGACATATTTCGTCGCATCACCATACCCGAGGAAAATTTAGTGACGTCTACTAGTTTTGATGAGTATGATATTCGTGACGGCGATACACCAGAAATTGTTGCGCATCGATTATACAATAATGCTGAGTTGCATTGGATAGTATTGGTGGTAAACAACATCATTGATCCTCGATTTGATTGGCCGTTGTCCACCATGGCTTTAAATAATTATGTTACTAAAAAATATGGTGTGGGCAACGAACTTGTGTTGCATCATTACGTCAACGCTGATGGCGATGTTGTGCATTCAAGTTATGTTGCTGGTACGAAAACCGCAATATCTAATTATGAATATGAAGAAGAGTTGAACGAACAAAAACGCAGAATTAAAATTCTTCGACCACAGTTTGTAGAAACGTTTTTAAAAGCCTTTGAAAGATTCATAAAAAATGGATAGTTTTAATCCTGTGAACAAAGAAGTGCGCCAAGACAGCGGCGGAAACAACAGTGTATTGAGTGCTGGTGACATTGAAATTGTAGAACTATCGATTATTTCTTCGGTGGGTACGATATTCGATATTCGGTTATATCTGGCTGAGCTCAATCTCTACGAAGACATGTTTCGTAGCGCACTCTATGGCAACATATTAATCATCGATGCATTGAATCTTGCGGAACTTATTCCACTGCGTGGTGAAGAATTTTTGCGCATGCGTGTGCGCACACCTACAATGACGTCAGAAATATTCAAAACCTTCAAAATATATTCAACAACCGATCGACGATTTCTTGGTGAACCCAACAAACAAAGTTATGTGCTGCATTTTTGCAGTGCAGAAATGTACATTGATATGCTGAGTCCACTTTGGAAATCCTACAAAGGCCGAGTCAGTGATGTTGTGGGTGAAATATATAAAGATCATCTTCAAACTAGTCGTAATGGTTTGAAGAATGACGATACGCCATTGATTATTCTTGATGAGACCAAGAACAGCATTAAATACATCAGTCCAGGTTGGACGCCGGTGCAGAACATCAATTGGTTGGCGACTCGCAGTCTTTCTACCAGCGCACAAAGTCCGGCATATCTTTTTTTCGAAAGCAACAAAGCCTTTTACTTTGCCAACGTAGAATGCATCATCAATCAGGCTGTGCAGGACAAGACAATATATAATAACTATACCTATATGGCACACGGAATTTCCGGCGATGCCAGCAAAACCGATGTAGTTCGAGATGTGGACACCGATTATAAAAAGATTGAAAGTTTGGAAGTCATAGAAAATTTGAACTATGTTAATGCTACTCAGGCTGGATATTTTGCCAATCGATTATATACTGTGGATATGTTGAGAAAAGATTACGCAATCTATGATTATGATCATGTATCTAACTACAAAGTTTATTCGCACCTAGACAATGTTGGTCTTTTGCCCAATGATCGCATCATGCCCATGTCGGCAACCACTGCCAGAAATCCAGCAGCCGCCACGTCATTTTATCCCAAACATCTGCAACTGCATACCGATCAGGAGGTGAACGTCAGCGAAGTGATTCAAGAAATTATGCCGCGGCGTCGCAGTTTATTGAATGAACTAGAAAATTTAAAATTACAAATCACAGTACCAGGACGAACCGACGCAGAAATTGGCAACATCATATATTTAAGTTATCCCAACGCCAAACCGCGCAACCGCGATGATTATGTCCTGGGCAATGAGGATCCGTTGTTTTCTGGCTATTATTTGGTTACTGCAATTCGACATAAGATTACTTTGTTAAAACACACCATGACCATGGAAATTGTCAAGGATTCAATACAACGTCCCATGGGGCTATTAAGAGAATAAACTATGAGCGCACCAATTAATAATATCTATGGCCGTGACGGGTTTTTCTGGTGGATGGGTGTGGTTGAAGACCGCGATGATCCATTGTTCCTTGGCCGATGTCGAGTGCGTATTTTTGGTTATCACATTGACAACAAAGATTTGATGCCAACGCGTGACCTGCCCTGGGCCATACCATTGCAACCCGTTACCAGCGCTGCCACCAGTGGTGTTGGTGGATCACCCATAGGTCCAGTAGCTGGCACATGGGTCATGGGTTTTTTTGCCGACGGCAAAGATTGTCAACAGCCCGTAATAATGGGCACCATGGCAGGGTTTCGAGTTCCCACCGAAGCCTGCACAGCCAACAACGCACAAGAAGATCTCTACGCTCCCGACACTCAGCGCGATGTCAATGGCAATCCCATGACGGACAATGCTGGTCGACCCATTAAAATTAGACAGAATAGCAGCAATGCTGTTACTACCGTGCCACTCACCAATACTGGTCCCGTCATCAGCGTAGCAGGTGATAGTTTGGCAGTGGGTACTGGTGCGGCATTGCAAAACAAACAGGCCGGCGTTACAATAGTTGCCACTGTGGGAATTAATACTAAGCGCATACTAGCAGACGTTAATGCCAGTGCAGCAGTAAAAAATCCTAGATTCGCAGTCATCAGTGGCGGTGGCAATGACCTTGCAGATGTTGCTAGTGCAGGGTATCCGCTGTCACCGGAAATACTGGCACGTGTTAACGCAGTCAAAGAAAATGCACGGAGTATACGTAAGGCCATTAATGCGCAAAGTGGTGTAGTTTGGTTGCTTTCTCGCAATCGACTTGCTGCCGATGCCATACGCGAGGTAGCAGCCGAGCAAGGCAATCGAGTTATTGATACATTGAATTATAGCAGCGCCGATGGCATACATCCCAAGGACTACAACGCAGTTGCACGTGATGTATTAAAACTTTTTGAACAATCTGGTACTGGTGTAGAAACCAAACCAGAAAATCGTGCCAGCAATAATTTGACCAGCAACGTAGTACCATCGGTCTACATACTGCGCGACTTGCCACCATTGAGTAAAAGTGACATTCAGGTATTGTTCAACGGTACTGGATACTCTGAATCCTCAAGTTTGCCGGGCCGAGCTCAAAACTATGCCGCAGAAAATTTACAAAAATTCATAGGAAAATATCAGTTTGGAGCACTGGCATTGACCACGCTGGGGTACATAAAATGGGCTGAAGCGCCTACTAATGCACAGCGTGGCAAGGTTTACAGCAACCAAGTCATGGTGACTACCCCCACAATATGGACCGGCAAAAATGGTATTAACAGTGCCGCAGATTTCAAAGCCAATGGTCCGCTGCAAGAACAAATTATGTTTGCCTTTACTGAAAACAATTATAAGTTTTTGGTGAAAACCGGACAAATAACACCCACCATGGATCGACGCCAGGCCGGCGGCATTTTGATGTCCGCACATCTTAGCGGTGCTGGTGGAACTTCAGCTTGGCTTAACACCAACAAAGATAAACTCAAACCCGGTGCGCCAGATCAAAATGGAACCACTGCATTGGCCTATTATGCCATTGGTTATGGTACTATAGCTGAAGGTGGAAAACAATACTACAACACCGATGATTACAACAAGGGTCGGTTAACCTACACCGAACCCACGGGCCGCAATGTATTGCAACGCGCACCCAACAACGGTGTGCAACCATCACCCAATGCTGACCCTGCAGGCGCGCTCAATGATCCACGCATCGGCAACGAGCCAGGTTTCAATGACCCAGACAGCGTGTATCCAACCTGTGATTATGCCGATCATCCTGACACCAACAAACTGGCCACAGGTCAGGATTTGGCCAGCACAGTTGTAAAATATAAAATAGATCGAGCAATAAATGAGATAGAGGTGGCGCAAGTTGGTTTGTTGGGCAGCGGCATTGCTGAAGCGCAGTTGGCTAGTTTTCTTTTACCGTCGGGTTGGAGTGAACGAGCAACGGGCTACAATGCCCGGTATCCCTACAACCAGGTGAATTATTATGAAGGTGGTATTATTGAGGAGTTTGACAGCACACCAGAATGGGAACGATATCATTTATATCACCCGTCGGGCACCTACATAGAAATTCACAACGACGGCACCGTACAGTATCGCACCGAAGGCGATGATCAACTCATTGTGTTGGCCAACAAACGCGTATATGTGCGGGGTCAATACGATTTAACTGTGGAAGGCGCACATAACGTATTGGTGCAGAGTGCCTACAATGTGCAGATCAAAGGCGATGCTGTCATCAATGTACACAATAACTGCAGCATCAACACTGGCGGCGATTTCAAAGTCAATGCCGGCGGTGATTTCAAAGTACGAGCCAAGAACATCATCTGTGAAGCCGTACCTACTCTCAATGTGGATGTGGTGCCCAGTGCCGATGAAGCCGTCACTGACGTAACCGGTAATCCTCCGTTGGTCAAGCCCGGCAACATTACCTTTTTCGCCACTGGTGATTATCGGTTGACTGGGTTGGGCAGTTATGATTTATTTGTTGCGTTAAATGCAACAACCTTTGCTGCCGGTCAGATCAGCAATACTGGTATTTTAGGCATCAATTTATATTCACCCAATCAAATTGCTGCGGATGCTGGTCTGGTGTATTGGCAGATGGGCATAGGATTGGCCAATGCATCGGCATTGCCGCCCGCTGTGGCGCCACTGACTGGCATGGCACCAAGCATACCCACCATTGAACAATTAATTGAAAACGGCATTGACTATGTGCTTAGCGGTGTTGAATATCTAGTTGATGCTGCCAGTGCACATGGTCCTGCAGAAGGTTTGGACGCAATTTCTGACGCAGAAGACGCAGCACGCTCAGCGCGCGGTGATGTTCTTGGTTCAGCCGGAAAATCCGCAGCCGACAAAGTAGGCGATGCCGATATTCGAGCAGGGGGCTTCAAAGATTTTGATCCCAGTCAGCCCTTTGCCATTCAGGGCAGAGGCGTGGATGCCAGCGATCTTGCCAACATGAAGGATGGCATCAAAGAGACCGCACAGATCAGCAAAAAATTTAAAATTGGCGACTACCTGTCTAAAGCGCAGTTGGCCTTTTTAACCACCACAGTGGTGGTGGGATTGGCGCCGGCCGGTGATCGCAATCTCAGCATTGGCGAAAAACTCGGTCTTGGCGCAGTGCTGGCCGGCAGCAACGCCCTGTTGGCTACAGCCGGTGCCAGCAATACGCAGAAAATCATCGGCACTCTTGGAGCCAATCTCGCAGTTACTCGACTACGCGGTGAAAAAGGATATCCACTGGGACTGGGATTCACAGTGTTGGCTAAAAGTTTGCCGGCATTTGTAGACATTGGTCTCGACGCGTACAGCAAAGGTAACCCAAATCTTACCGCAGATCAACGACGGAATCTAGGCTGGATTGGTGTGGGAGCCGCAGCAGTATCTGCTGCGGCCAGCAATCCCAACATCAATAGCAAAAATTTCGCACAACAGGTTGGTCTCAATGTGCTGGGTGCTGGTTATACCTACAGTGTGAACACCGGCATATTAAGCACCGGCACACAACGATATCTTGGTCAGGTTGGTGTGGTGTTGGCCAGCAACGCTCTGCGCGGCGACGATGAAGCCAACAAACGCTTACTCCGCAATCTCGGTGGTGCAGCATTGGGCGCAGTGGTGGATCGTGCAATTACCCGCACACTGAACTTTGCCTATGGTTTGGCGCCCGGTGATATATCTTCGGGCACAGCGGTCATAGGACGCACACTTGGTACGATTGTGCGCAATGAAATCACTGGCAATCGCGAAGCCAATCGACGACTCATTGGTTATGCTGCGGGAAGTTATGTTTCAGATTTGGTGTACAACAACATCATAGATTCCTATGGTGGTACATCCGCAGGATTGGCAGCACAAACAGCGGGTCTGCTTGGCGGATTGTCCCGACAACTCATTGTGGATGGTAGCCTAACATCCGACAACATCGCTGGCCGTTCTGGTCGGCGCGGTAGTTATCAGGGGGGTCAAAACTCCAGCAGTGGTGCCGACGGTCGACGGTTAAGCAGTGCGCAGATTGCCACCAACATCAAGGCACTGGCTGTGAACACCATGGATCCTATTGCAGATCGTTATCCCGATGTCAAAATTCTCGTGGGATATCTCGATGGTGTGCCTGGCCAACACGGCACTGGTCAGGCAGTAGACATACACTTCCCGCGCAGACCGCACAGAGAATATTATGAGATTGCGCGCTGGATTCGTGACAACGTGGCATTTGATCAATTGTTGTTGGAAACTGAAATATTAAATGGCGTACAGCGTTTCTGGATTCACATCAGTTTCAATGCCGACGGCAATCGACCACCCACTGGCGTATTTGAAAAAGGCACACTGGGTCCCAAGGTTGGCACCGTAGTTGGTGGTAAACTTTATCGGCCATTCCTGGTGCAATTAGCGCAGGGTTACACCTAATGGCCATATTCCTAGTTCCGCCAACGTTTGACACCATCTATGAACAACAACAGTTCATTAGTACGTTGACTTTCTACGAAGGCACTACACCGGTAAACAACATCAGCAGCATCACAGTGGATTATCAAATCGGCGGTGAGGGTGCATATTTTAGTTTGCCCAGCGGATTGAGTTCGCAGTTAATAACCACTGGTACTGGCGCTGCAGCCTACAAAGAAATACGTTTACAGGGACGTTGGCCACAGTACACTTTGAACAGCAACTGGGTTACTCAACCCGATGCCAGCACCACCAGCACGGCAAGTTTTGCCAACTATGAATCAGTGGTCAATGATGGCACACCGTATTTTTCTGCGCGCGCCTATAATGCTGATCCAGCAATAGACACCAGCGTAATAATTCGCATCACCGCGACTCGTTCGCTTGGTGATGTTGAAGTTTTGTATCCTATGCAGAGTCTGGAAAACAATTGGAATCGTAAACGCAATCAGGTCATACCTTTTGTGCAAGGCGGTGACATTGATGCCGAAACCTTTAGATTTCCCGGCGGTAGTCTGGGCGGCGCAGTGGGTCAAGATTTACCCGAGCCCGGTGCATCTGCTGGTGTCTCTCTTTTACCTGTAACTTTAGCCTATACTACTGGCACTGGTGTGTTTGTTGTTCCTGCAACAGTGAGTTCTGTGAACATACGATTATATGGTGGCGGTGGTCGTGGTGGTCGTGGTTATGCCTTGAACGCATACTCAGCCAGCGGCGGCGGTGGCGGCAGTGGTGGATTTGTTGAGTTCACTACATCGGTTATCACTGGTCAACAATATGTCTGGAGTGTGGGCACCGGTGGGTCGGAAAACAACAAAGGCATAGGCGGCACAACTCGGTTTGGTGAAAACTATGCCTTTGGCGGTCAGCCCGGTGCTGACGGATTCCTACCACAGGGTGTTGGTGTCGTTAGTGGTGGCGCCGGCGGAGTACCCAATGGTCTGCGTGGCTCGCCTGGCAGCATAGGCCAAGCCAGTTCAGCGGGTGCAATTGCAGATCAGGTTGGTGGCGATGGAGCAGACTGCATAGATCCCAACATTGGTCAAGGTGGTGATGGTGGTGATAAATTAACACCCACTGGAGTAGTTGGTTTGGCTGGCACAGGATTCAGCGGTGGTGGTGGCGGAGCAGGCACTCAACGGGGCACAACTCAGCCGTGGGCTGGCGCCGACGGCCTGCCCGGGCGCATTGAAATTCGATACAATGGACAACGATTTCTTTTTAATGATACTGTGACAGTCAACGTAGCAGATTATAATGTTAGAAACGCTGCTCTTGCCAGCGGCTGGGATGGAACAACCCCTTTAGAAGCCAACATAACAGTGCTGAACGGAGTTTATGTTTATAGCACAAATACAACAACCCCCGCATTTAATTACGCAGGTTTACCCAATGATACTATTGTTCGGTTAGTAAACAGTGGTTTCATCATGGGCAAAGGCGGTGATGGCGGTGATGGTAGATCAGCCAATGATCCCAGCCCAAATCCAACTGGCGGTGCTGGTGGCCCCGCAATAATATTAAATTCTTTGCCGTTGTACATAACCAATACTGGCACCATTGCTGGTGGCGGTGGCGGTGGCGCTGGCACCAATGAGCCGGGTGTCAATGGGCCCTGGGCTGGTGGCGGTGGCGGCGCCGGTGGTGGGCAGGGCGGGAATA